ATCCAGCCACCCAACAGGCGACCTATTTCATTTACCCGCCTACTTGTCTCTTCATAGCTTTTATGAGACAGATATTTCCTGTCATGTGAAAATCTGATTAACATCCTTAGCTCCTCGATCGCTACGTCAATATCATAAAGGAGCGGTCTTTTATTTCTGCTTTTGTTCGCTCTGATAATTGTGCGCGCAATCTCCAGCGCACAGTTTTTGAGCTGTGTACACAATACAAATTTCTCATACTTTGGGAATCTGTCTATAATTGGAAACAAATATATCATCAAATCATACACTCGCTGGTAAATTACTAATTTTTCCATAAAAACAGATCCTCAGATTACAGATTACAGAGAGTCACAGGCGAACCGGCACCCGTTGCTCGCGCTCACGAACCACGGATAGACGTACAGAGCCACGCAGCGCGACCCGGCGACCACGCCGTCGTCCCAGCGGCCGCCCGCTAAAATGGCATGTAAACCTGTTGCGGAATACATATACAACTGTCCGACACCTTGACCCGTCATTGGATCCTGCCAGGCTCCTGTTGCGGCTGTCGGATCGTGCAAAAACTCATCGAGCCACTCTTGAATATTACCAACACAGTCAACGATATTGTATGCCGAAACTGCCCTGGCGACTATGCCGGTTGGGTTTCTGGCGGCATTAGATGTATATGACCACGCATTGACATTGTCTCCGTCGTTGCCCTGCGGACTGCCCTCTGCGGCCATAAGCCATTCAGCTAAAGTCACCATCCGCTTGCCTGTGCGTTTTGCCAGCTCGTTGAAATGATACCAGTTCAGGGATTCCGTGCCTGTGAGCGGGTTGGCGTTATAGACGCTTTTTGTCGTGCCCGTCAGCAACTTTCCACTTGACAGCGTGATGGCGTCATCTACAGATGCCTCATACATATCCATCCAAATACCGCCGAGCTTCGCCATGCCTTCCGGGCTGCATGTAGGCCGATTTTTCAGATCCCAGACAGAATTTGAAATAATAGCCGTGGAAACATCATCCTCCCAGCCAGCCCCATACGAGCCGTTGACGCTGTCCTGTGGTATCCAGTTTGCATCGACCAAGCGTACCCGGCCATAGTGGAAACCGCCTAATTTACGGGAGGTATTGGCATTGTATCCAGCGGGATAGGTAGTTGCCGCCGACAATAGACCTACCAGTGATCCTGCGTTATCGCAGAGATAGGCGTAATAGTCGGTGCCGTGAGCCTTTGCGCCGGTATCGAGGTCGGCATCAAGATCAAGGTCAAAATCCGTATCCAGTACCCACCATTTGCCGTTGAGTTCAAAGCCGATATTGTTCGAGCCTTTCACTGTTACGACTGTGGCAGATTTATATTCTACGAGTGCATTTTTGGGGTTCAGGTTCATGTTTGCCAGGATCGCGGCGAGATCTGCATTCTGTGACGCTACTTGCGTTACAAGTCTATTTGCCATCAGATTTTTTACCTCCATTTTTCTGAATAATTTGGGCCAACTCTTCTCGGCTCTCAAACCCTTTCTGCTTCCAGAGGGGTGAGGAGTTTGGCAGCATTTCTTGATTCCAGTCAGATTCGGGATCTTCCGGGTTGATCCGTGTGGTAGTCGTAAGAATGTGCGTGTCATCATTAGTGTAGAGATGCTTGAGGTCGGCCAGAGCACGCGTCTTATGTTCCTTTATTGAGAGCAGATTGATGTAATCCTGCTTTTTTAATACGACTTTTGGGTATCCTTTCATAACATACCTCCTATGAGTATTGTACAACGTATCGGATTGTTTTGGTAGCGCCCAGCCTGTTTTTGATTGCGATCCCCGCGCCGACGTCATAAACGCAGAGATTCCCGTCTGTGTCGGTATTGATGGCGTTGGCGGAATTACTTATCACTGTCACAGCGCCCGCCGCAGTGAAGCGAAACTCGATGTATTCTTCATTATCTCCGGCCATCGCCTGGCCCCAGCCGGATTTTCCTGTGTCGAAGGTGATTTCGGCATCGTCGGTCAAGTTGGCGGAAGCAATGCCGCCCAGAGTTTCTTGCTCTTCCCAGTTGCCACCAGATGAATAATCGTCTGGGCGCACTACGTATGGATGTGTTGATACGTTCTCTGCGGCCGTGGCCGTAGAATCATATACAAAATATAAGAATTCGCCGGATACGGCTATGACAGCACGGTCTCCGGTTGTGAGATCGCCGACTGAGAGTGAGTCCAGGGCGCGGGCTGCGCCTCCTGTTAGGGCATCGCAATTATAGGTTGTGTAAGGCATCAGATTTCTCCTTTATGACGATTCGCAGGCCAGCTTAAATGTGTTGTCAGTATATCCGCTGCCTGCAGCAGATACTATCCGTTTTATCCAAATAGATTGATATGCGTTTTGCGCAAGATCGCCAATGCTCAAAACATCACCGTGACCTTTTGCATCAGGGCTTACATAACCTGCCGCAACGCCTTCAACAGATTTAACACCGGCGTTTGTGCCAAGCTTGATAGATATCTCATCGTTTGTGGCTGCCGTGAATGTATCTATCCATGCTTTCACAGCCTCCCATGCTTCGGCGTTTTCGTTGCGAACGTATATTTTTCGATATTCCGTATCGCCCGCCACACGCTCTGCATTCTCAACATCGTCAAAAATGTTTTCATCTGCTCCGGAAGTTATTTCGTTGCCGATGTCTATATCTCCGCCATGCGTATCGCCTTCCGCCCATGTTGCACATTGATAGAATTTAATATTTGCTGTTGTTATAATTCCCATCGTTTATCTCCTTTTAATTATCGTCCCATGCGTCGCCATCGCCCCATGTGTCGGAATCGCCCCAGGTGTCAGGCGTGTTTATATTATATTTACCCTCGATCAGTTCCTGAATGAAGATATCGTATTTGCCCTCGATCAGGGCCTGAGCATAAATATCGTATTTGCCCTCGATCAGATCCTGGATGAAGATATCGTATTTGCCCTCGATCAGGGCCTGAGCATGAATATCGTATTTGCCCTCGATCAGTTCCTGAATGAAGATATCGTATTTGCCCTCGATCAGGGCCTGAGCATGAATATCGTATTTGCCCTCGATCAGTTCCTGAATGAAGATATCGTATTTGCCCTCGATCAGGGCCTGAGCATAAATATCGTATTTGCCCTCGATCAGATCCTGGATGAAGATATCGTATTTGCCCTCGATATTTTTCCTGTAAACCGGGTTCAGCCGGACCGTTTCGATCTGCATGGCAGCGTCCGGCCTGTAGAGTTTATCAATGATACGAAACTGGTCATGTGCTATTTCTACCAATCCCAGTAGCGCATTATGCAGGTGTGTCGGGGTATCGCCTTCGTTAACAATAATGTCCGCAAACTCGATTATATCGCCACGCTCAAGGTCGGTAAAATAGTAGCCACCTGCCGCCTCTACGATCAAGCGTGGATTACGCAGGTCTTTTTTGGTTAAATCAAGCACAGCCTGCGCCTGGGTTGCACTCGGTATATACGGGAAGGAAAACGGATCTCCCTGGAGCGTTCCATATTTATCCACGCTGGCCGAGCTTGTTGCTTTTACTACAGCACGATCCGCATCATCTTCGCTTGCGTATCCGTCCCAGTGTCGATTATATCTGCCTGTCAGAGTATTTTTTATTTCCGCACGATCTGTGTATTTTGTCCATATCTGTCCTAAATCTATTCTGTGGCCATCTATTGATTTATCGGTTGCTTCGATATCTGGGATATGAATAAGTTTATGAACTCCGGCCTCCCATATCTCTATGCTTTTTGCCTGTCGCGCTATCCTGTTAATAAGCAGCCGCGTATTCGGTTTTTGGAGGATCGCAAATGCAAGGACATAAGAATTTGCATTGTAAAATGTGCCTGCAGCCGTGTAGGTCGCTGCATCTATCTGCGCAGCAGCAAGGCCGCATCTGTTTATGATGATATGCTTTAGAATATGATCAGGCCGCTCGATCAATGCGTTCGGCGTGCCTGTGTATGTTCCGGCGCCATCATCTTGATAGCCCTGGATGTCGGCGCTTACTCTGCCGCCGATTACTGTGTCGGCCACGCTATTGCCGGTTAGGGTAGCAGCGCCGGTTTTTGTGGCATCGCCGGTTTTTGTGGCAGCTCCGGTTTTTGTGGCATCGCCGGTTTTTGTGGCAGCTCCGGTTTTTGTGGCAGCGCCGGTTTTGGCTGCGGCGCCGGTTTTGGCTGCGGCGCCTCCTCTGTAGGCTCCGCCGGTTTTTGCCAGGCCCGGCGTATATTCAACAACTTTTTTTATTTCGTAAACCGTAACCGTAGCACCAGTGTCCGGTCTCGGCTCCACTTTTACACCAAGTGCCCATGAACCGCCGGTCTTCGTAAATCTATACCATCCCTTGGCTGCGCCGGCCGATAATTCTTGCAGCAGATTACCACCGCTGTCTTTTATAAAAGTGCCATTATTTCCTCCGGTTTCAAGCAGTATCCAGAAATATTGAATTGCGATTGCGCCATAATTGATAGATGGACACGTCCATATAACAAATTGATCATAACTCCCGTCTAGAGTGAGAGACGTTGTTTCATTGCCATCGTATCCATTCGCGCCGGAAGGAGTACCAGAACCGTGAGAGCTGCTGCCGTTTGGATATATTTCTTTATTTGATCCGGCCGAAGTATAGCCGATGTTATCATCAACAGTTATGCCATCCGAGACATCGATGGTGTCTGCGACATTGATAGTGTCTGCGACATCGATGGTGTCTGCGACATCGATGGTGTCGTTTAATGTGACATTGATCTGCTTTATCAAAACCGGGAGGATGGTAAATTTAACGCAAGCTTTCCCTGGATAGCTTCCATGCTCATCACCTGTCTGGCCTGTATATGCTATATAATTAGCGACAGGTTGTTTTATCCCGGTAACATATATAGCATCAAATGCTTTGACCGCATGGCCGATGATATAGAAATAATCGGCTTGTATTTCTGCAGCCGTCGCTCCGAGATCGTGATCAACATCGTCTGTAGCGTTCTGGCCCCTGGCGGATATATTAAGGGTATTGTTAGCATCGGATTTCGAACCGTAAGTCATTTGCTCGGCGTCGATCTGGATAGTCCCGGAGGCAGGCATGCCAGATACATCCGTAAAATTTACATTGCCGGTCGCAGCCGCCGCAAGATCTTGTGCAAGGGTTGTAATAGCACCTGCATCCACAGCCATAAAGGGTACACGCTTTGCGCTGCCATAAGTCTGCGGAAGCATTTTGCCGAGATCATCAGGATCAGCCCCAGGATAAGTTGCGGTTTCCACGATATCATGTGTAAATTTATTCGCAATACTCAACTCAAAGCCTGCGCAGGTCACGGACACAAGATCGGTCGTCATGGCCGGAAAATCCTCTATACTTCCCTTAAAAATATGCTCTGCATCTTCAGCAGCCGTGGCGCCTACGTGAAATTCCGAAATTGTTACAATTACAAAATGCGGGGAGTACAATAAAAACAGTTCCGCAAAGGAATCGGCCCCGCCCACAGGCATGGAATCATCAATAATAAATGATGCCGCGGCTGGCTCAACCTCATACGTTGCCGGATTAATTCTGCCTGCTGAAATTGTGCCCCATTCTGTAATCAACGGCTCGTATAGTGTATCATTAAACACGCATTCGGATCCGGCTTCGCCCCACACGCGATCACACAGATTGAGAGTAACCCCCTCAAACTCAATTTTTACAACGCGCACGATATCAACATAAGGGCTGTCGATTTTGGCTGTGGTGAATGCGGATAATGAGTTCAACGCCTGCTATGCCCCGATTTCCGTTTTTTTATTTATATCTTCGAGAAACATTCTTACACTTCTTCCCGCCCGTCGCTTTGCTTCTTCTTTTGTTATTTCTTCCTTACTTAATTTCACCGCAAGGTCATTAACAATACCAGTATGCCGCTGCAACAGCTTGTATAGTTTTACGCTTGTCATTTTACGCTCCTAAAGCATTTCGATTACGATTATTCGAGTCCTGGTTAACGTATCAACAGAATTAGGCTCTTCTTTTGGCACCGCCTGCAGCTTGCACAGCCAGTACTCGCCGTCTGCATCCTTAATGTAAAATGGTCTCGAATAACTGTTCAGCTCGTCCATTGCGGCGCGAAATGCCGCAAGGTCTGTCGAGTCAAGCAAAAGAGTATATTCTCTTATGCGGCGTTCGTCACCGAGTTTTGTGCCTCGCTCTATGCCGCCAACAGTCCTATTCCAGCGCACATTGTCAAGCTCATCAAGCAATGGCCCAGGGTCTGATGCCACATCGAATGACCGCCCATAGCTCATAAATATCTCGCCACATTTTGGGTTTTCCATGCTCGATACCATCACGCGCCAGTCATCCTTTGTTAGCGCAGTGTCCAGCGTTTTTATTATGCGCAGGTTGTCTCCCTGATTCCAGTCATCCACAGCGTCATTAGTGTCAGCGCAGAAATCGTCTGTTGACCACTGCCACTGCATATCTTCGCCGTTAAAGTTATGCTTTTCGATGGCAAGGAAATCAACGGCAAGGGCGGTTGCCTGGTTGCAAAGGAATGTTTTTGCTTCTGTGATGGTATCTTTCCAGAATAGATTTATGCATCTGTCATATAAACGTGATTCCGGAAAACCTGTATCAGGCGTGCCAGTTACTATTACAGTGGCTGATTCCAGAATGTTTCGTGTGTACAGGGTTATGCTTGATCCCATGTTTTCCTTTAGCCGCCTCGTAGGGCGGCTTTACCATTTCAGACGCCTCGTAGGGCGGCTCTACCGTTCCGTTATTTTCTCCTTGCTTGCAGCGCATCAAGCTCGCGCTGGATCTCCGCTGCCACGTTTCGAGCCGCCGATCTGTCGCCAGTCATAAATTGCGGAGCTATTGTAATATGATTTGTATCACCATGCCTGCCGCGCCGTTCAGCATTGCTTTCCTCCGGATTTTTAACTATTTCGCCTTTGTGGCCGTAAAACAGGCCGTCGTTTGGCAAACCTTTGGTGCCTGTGCCATGATGAAACTTTGGAATTTCCTTCCACGAGACAGCCGGAGTTCTCCTGGCAAACTTAAATTCTGGGATAGCTATCTCTCTTTTTTTAAATTCTGACCAGATGGCGGCTGCATAATTTGGGTGTGTTAGACTGCGTGAAGTTAATATATTTGAGGCCTCTTTTATTAGTTCGGCTTTGGAAGCAAACGGTATTAATGCACTTGGCATCGTTAGGCTTTGCGATCTATAGGGTGAAGATGAAAGGGGTGAAGCACCGGCCGAAGCACCGGCAGCCGTCGGAGTTTTTGTTGTTGCTGAAAACACCGGTTTCATAGCCGAAATAGCATCGGCAGTTTCAGCCGCTTTATTTTTAACCTCCTCAAGCTGCGGAATCGCAACCGGATCAATCTGAAACTTTGGCTTGAGAGCTGCTATTGTGTTTGCTGTTTTGACATGAGCTCCCGCAATAGTGCTCGCAGCCTTGGTGTGCGCGCTGGCCATGCCTGATGCGCTACTAACTGCTGTTTTTTCTACTGTGACCAATTTGCGCACCTCATCTGCCACGCCTTTTATGGCGTCACCATATCCTGCGAATTTAGCTTTGCTCTCTTCGGCCCCCTTCGCTGCTTTGGCCTGGCTTGTTCCGATTGCGTCGAACCTGTCTCTCATTTCTGCCAGCGTTGGGAATGTCTCGCGCAAACCATACATCGCGGCTTCAGCGGCCTTGAGAGGATTTGTAATAAGCAAAATCGCCGCCGCTGTATCAACTGCAGCGCTGCCTACATTAGCGAGATATTTCAGAACGAAATGCAGGGCCGATTTCCAGGAATATAGTCCTTCAACGACCCCTGCCACGCCTTCGATAAAACGCGCAATGCCTTCGAGGGCGCCATTGATCCAGCCCTCAAATTTCATGGTGATAAATTCTCTGTGCTTTGCAAGCCACGCCCCGGTTACATCGACTACTTTTTTTATGGCAGGCGCAAGTTTTTCGCCTATTAAAATGACCTGCTTGCCAACGACATTTTTAAACGTATCCCATATAGCGGTCAGGGTGAACATGTAATCTTTCCATGCCTTGTCAACTGCGCCGGTTTTATTCTTTTGCTCTTCGAGATTGGCGTTATAAGTAGCCATGTTGTTTGCCGATGCGCTGAGAAAGCCGAGATATGCCTCGACGCTGCCCAGCATATTTTTGGTTGCTGCGGCGTTGCCTTTTGTGGCATCGGAGATCAGCGACAGCACTCCGCCGAATCCTATTTTTTTGATTGCTTCCTGGGCCCCGCCATATTGGCTGAGTAATTTTGTAAGGTCATTGCTCGGCGCCAGAAGCGAAACAAGCAGTGCTTTGTATTGGGTTGCGGCTTTTTCCGTTCCTCCGCTCTGAAGCGTAACAGCAGCGAATGCCGCTCCCATTTCATTAAGATTGACACCGAGGGCGGCGGATGATGAAGAGATCTCTCCTATTATAGGAATAAGACTGCCGGCCGTTGTTTTGCCTGTTTTCTCCATCGTCTGGATGGCATCGGCTGCCGCCATGCTTGAGGTCTTGAAAGCATCCATCACGGAGCTTAAACCGACAATTACCTGGGCCTGGTCTGCATGAGCTGTCTTTGCAAGTTTGGAAGCGGTGCGCAATGTATCGAGCTGGTTTGCAGCTCCCTTAACGCCTGCGGAAATTACCTGGTAGTATCCTTTTACAAGCTCCGTGGCGCTGCCAAGCGAAGCTGGAAGATCCATGATTTTCTTCTTTATAGAACCGAACGATTCACTTGTTACCTTGCCCATATCGGCCAGGGCGGATTCAAAGGTAGCGATTTTGCTAAGAACTTTTGTAATGCCCCAGCCAGCCAGAGCGCCTATGGCAAAGGTTTTTAAGCTGATTAAAGCTCTGCCTACTTTTTTCACGGCGCCGCCCAGGCCGACTGCAAATTTTTTGGTAAGCCGCTTGACATAGCCTCCGGCGCGATCAGACATCTGTTTGACCTTATTGACAGTCCTGTCAGTGAATTTCTTCACAATAACACTGCCCGTATCAGTAGCTCCAATTTCTATGAAAACTTTATCGGCCATTTGTCGCTCCGCTCCTCTGTGCCTTTGTGCCTGTGCCTTCCTTAGTCCTTCTTCTTATACACAATCGAATGAATCAAAATCAGTTTATCGAGCAATTCTATTGCTTCATCCTGGGTGAATTCCATGCCGTGTAAAAATGTTTGAAAAATTAAGTCCATTGCCTGAAAATCTCGCACAAACTGTGTGTCGATCCTTTCATATAATTCAACCGCCAGTCGATTGGCAGGCCACAGAAGGTTGCCCTTGACACAGCTTCCACAGTTCTGCTCTTTGATAAATCCATCAGCCAGCTCTTTGTCGCATAAAGTGCATCTGTCAATCCCTGCGACGGATGCCTCTATGTGTCTGCGGAGATTGGCCGTGTAGGGTCCTCCTCTTCTTTGCCTCCTCTGATCGAAGCTGCGCCGGAATCTTCCATGATGACCTCGATAACATCACCAGGCAGGCTCTTCTTGTTTTTCAAGGTAGTCTCAATAAACCCGCCCTCGCCATCCTTTACCTTTTCCAGATCGACAACTATATAGTCAAGGACGGCATCGTTAAGACCGTCTTCGTCCTTATCCCAATAGAATTCGCCCTGCCTGTTTTTTTTTCTTTTCCGAAACTGTTTCTCCAGCCTGCTGTGCACCGCGCTGGAATATCGTCTGTACCAGACCGTGCTTTTGCCGAAATGTTTCGGTATCCGTTCGCTATCCTCAACAATAGTTATAAAACTCATATTACTTGCTCCTTTCAGTGTTCACAGTAAAACTTCTTTCAAATTTTCAAATAAACGCCGTGCCCTTTTCCAAGACTGATGACGAAGGGTTTAAAATTACTTTCCATTTTTATTCCTTTTTTTTTGCGCCTTTGCGTGAGATTTATTCCTTATGCATTTGCTTTAAAGGATATCATGCCGTGTACATGGA